ACCGGACTGCCGAGCGTTGTTCCGCGGCAGTACATGCTCTGCGCGTCCGCAGTCGGCAGCGCCGACAGCACCGGGTGCGACAGCGTCGGGTTGAACCACGACGAGGCCTCCAGCCGGCCGTCACGCGAGCCGCCGATCCGCTCCATCGCGCCCTTGTCGATGCCCGTAGTCGTGAGCGGTGCAGGGCCGCCGCCGACGTTGCCGATCGCGGTGAAGTCACCGGACAGGTCGATGCCCCCGATGTAGAGCGCGTCCCCAAGGCCGCCTGTTTTGGCCACCTATGCCACCTCATTCCAGACGTCGTTCAGGACCAGCGGGATGGTGAGCGTGGCCACCCGGTACGTAGTGCTGTCGAGCCGCGTGTAGCCGAACCGGGCCCGCAGCGGTGTGCCGTACGCGCCGAGCAGGTCGACTTCTGCGACGGTCCCGCCAAGCTCGAAGTCGCCCGCATACGCGTTCATCAGCCCGTTCACGGCGCCCGTCACCGCGATATCGACGTCGCCCTGCGGCTCCGTGTCCGCGGGCATGAACACCCGTCCGTTCAGCTCCAGCCGCACGGACACCGAGGTCAGACCAGACCGGTCCGGGATCGGAGCTGCGTCGGTAACCCACAGGGCGTAGATCAGGCCGCTCCCGGGGGCCGATACCGGCTCGTGATCCAGCACCTGTGTGAACAGGCCGAGGGACTGAGCGTGGGACATGGCCGCGTTGCGGTAGGCGGTGAGATCGAGGGCCACGGCGATCACATCCTGCCCGTGTACCGGCGCAGGAGCCGCTCACCGATGCCCTGCTTGCGGGCGTTGAGCTTGTCCCGGGTGACGATCCAGTGGTCGTAGCCGCGGAATTTCGTCGCGGGGAAGTTGCGGGACCCGATGCCGGCGAGCCACGGCCCGTACACCACGCGGCTGTCGGAGATCTTGTGGCCTTCGATGACCTTGCAGCGGGACTCGTAGTAGCCGGTGGGGTTGCGGAACACGCGGTGCATCTCGCCGCGCAGGATGTTCAGGCCTTCTTCGGCGAGGTCGCGTTCCAGCCTGTTGACGTAGGCGTTCGCGGCGGCGCGGGCCCGCCCGTCGAAGAGGGGGCCGCGGCTGGTGGTGGAGACGTCAAGGAGCATGACTAGACCGCCCTCGTCCGAGCCTTGCGGCCGTGGCTGGTGTACACGCGGTCGCGGAGATCCTTCAGGCCCCGGCCGGACGCCTCGCGCTCGTTGTCCCCGGACCCGGCGGTCCGCGCGTACCCGGAGCGGCCTTGCAGGAGATCGACGAGCGCCTCTGCGACGCACAGTTGCCGGACGCTTCCGGGGGCATCCCAGCGGGCCACGGCCGCCCCGTTGCTGTGGACAGCGGCCGTCGTACCGAGCGCGCCACGCACCACGGTGAGGATCCGGGGTGCGTAGATCGCGGAGTCGGTGTGCGCGGCGAGGACGCTGCCGTCCCAGGCGCGGGTCACTGTGAGCGTGTTGCCTGCGATGTCGGTGATCAGCATCCGCTCGGAGTCGCGGAGGATGACCTCGCCGACCGCATACGCGCTCCCGTTCGCCGCTCCGATGGACACGTCGTTGTTGGCCGCGGTCATTGAGTCGCCGAAGCCCTGCCCGGTGTCGAGCATCGACCGGCCAGTGACGATCATCCGCTCGTTGTCGACCCGGAGCAGCGAGCCGATACCGAGTGCGGCCGACGCGGGCCCGTCGACAGTGATGGTCGTCGCGCCCGCGGACGCGATCTGCGCGGCAAGGGTGCCAGCCGCCGTCTCGTCGTTGCGGTAGCCAAACAGGCCCGTCACCACGATGTCCTGCTGGTAGGTGCTGCCCCCGCCGAACGACGCGTTCGAGCCGAGGTTGATCTCGATGCGCGTGTACGGAGGCTCCGCCTTGTCGTCGGCGCGCCGCAGGAGATAGTCGCCGGGGGCGATCGTCACGCCTCCGGAGGTGAGGGAGGTGACGGAGACGAGCTCGTTCGCGTCGAGCCGCAGGATCCACGGGGTGGCCCCGGTCCGGGGCGGCCAGTCCATCTTGCGGGTGTCCTGCACCGGGTAGAACGTTCGGTGCGTCAGGCCCTCGACGGCCTCGGTCGCGTCGGCCAGCGCGCGATCAATCCTCGCGTTGGACCGTGCGGTTTCCTTCACGTCCAGCTCGGCCTTGATCTCCTCGCGGGTCGCGTACCAGGGTGTCGTCATCTCTCGTCACCTCCTCTCGATGTGTGCTGTCGGACTGGTCAGTCGGTGCGCTCGGGCCAGTGCCAGGTGCCGCCGTCGTGGCTGCCCTCGCTCTGCAAGCAACGGTCAGTGAATGTCGCGTCAGGCAGGAAGACGGTCACGTCGACAGGGACGGCGATGTTCCCCTTGTCGGCCTCCGAGACGCCTGGGGGGTAGGCGCCGACCTCGGTGATGATCGCCGCACGGCACACAGGCTCACCGGTTGCGCGGCTGGTGTAGTGGACGATGCGGCCCACGCTGGGCTTCACGCCTCGCCCCCCTCGTCAGCAGCCGACGTACCGTCCGCCTGGCCGCCACCCGTCTGAGGGGCAGAAGAGCCCTTGTCCGTCGCCGCCTTCTTTGAGCGGCTCCCCGTCGTTCGGGCACGCGACGGGCTCGCGCTGCCGCTCGTCTCGGGCGAGCTGCTGCCCTTCTCGGACGATGTCGAGGAGCTGCTCCCAGCTGATACGTCCTCACCACCCTCCTGCTCGTCAGCGGCCGCATTGGACGCGCCGCCGTGAACGGTTACCTTCGCCATCTCCGCCTCCTCGGGTTGGGTGTTCTCGTTGACCCGCACCACCGACTCGCAGTGCGGGCACTTCGGCAGGCCGACCGCGTACCTGGTCGTGCACTCCGCGCACTGCCACAGCGCCACGTCACGCCCCCGTGGCGGGCAGGTTCTGCGGGGCGCGCTGCGCTCCCAGGTCGCGAGTGATCGCGTTGACCGTGCCCGCGCCGGTGCTGGTGAGCTTCACGTACTTGTAGGTGTCGGAGAGGCTGGTGCCTTCGACCTCGCACACCATGGCGTTCTGCGCGGCAGTTGCCGTGGTCACGACGGTCGCCGCCGCAGCCTGCGGCGTCCGGGTCCACGCGTCCGACCCGTTGCCGGTGCAGGTGTACCGCTCGGTGATCGCAGCGAGGTTCTGCGCGCCGGTGCCCGCGGAGTCCTTGGCCTCCTGGAGCGTGTAGGTGTCGCCGACCGCGCCCGCGAGGTAGCAGCTGAAGGTGACGCCTGCGGCCGCCCCCTTGAGGGCGATCCACACGCCGTCGGCGGCGGGGGTGGTGTTGATGAGCCTGCCGAGTGCCTTCTGGGACATCGGGTGTTCCTTCCGTCTGGGGGCCGCGCCGGGGCGACACTGCCGGGTCGGGTGGTGGCCGCCGTCGGGGCGTTACTGCCGACGGCGGCCGAGGGGTGTTACAGGAGCTCGACGAACGGCGACAGCGTGGAGGTGCTGCCGTTGGCGGGGGTGATCGCGGACTGGATCCACGGGCGGCCGTCGACGCGCTGGATGATCCTGAACGTCGTCTTGTCCGTGCCGAAGTTGTAGTCCGTGCTGGAGTCCGCAGTCATGATCTGGCGGTCGCCCACCAGGTAGTAGCTGAGGTCGACGAACGCCAGGTCACCGCGGGAGCCGAGGATGCCGCCCTTCTCGGTGATGATCAGCGGGCGGCCGAAGATGGACATCGGCATCCCGGCGGCCGCGTTGACGACGAACACGCTGTTGCCGCCGGTGCCGACGGTGAGGGACAGCTGGAGCAGCTGCGGCAGCGCGTCCGGGGAGCACATCCACACCGCGCTCGACAGCGACGAGGGCAGCATGCGGGCGTACATGGCGATGACGTCCAGGTACTGGATCTTGCTGGCGGTGGTGCGGGTCACCGTGACCGCGGCCGAGTTGCCCGCGCCTCGGAAACCGAGGGGCTCGCCCGTACCCGACCCCGTCTGGAACTTGTTGTCCTCCTCGAACGCGAGGGCCTTCGGCCACAGCGTCTCGATGAGCGCGGAGAACGAGGTGATGGAGTCCTGGAGCAGCTCGTTCGGGACTGCTGACAGACCAGTCAGTTTCTTCGCGTCGAGCTCGACGCGGCCGAACTTGGGGTTGCTGTCCTGGAACGCTGCGCCTTCCTCACCCCAGTACGCGACCATGCCGCCGAACACGGAGCCCGCGTTCGTGGTGGTGTCGATCATCGGGAACGGAACCCTAGCGCTCTCCATGGGGACCACGGTGGCGAGCGGCCGGACGACGGCCTGCTCCAGCGCCAGCTGAAGGAGCTGCGAGCGGAGCGTCTCCGGGACGAGGAAACCACCGTCCGCCGGCGACACCGAGGAGGCCGCGTTGCGGAGCGCGCCGAGCTTCTCCGCGTCGGGGCTGGCATTCTTGTGCCAGATGTTGCGGACGTAGTCGATCGAGTTCTCGAAGTGCTTGTCGACCAGCGCGCCCGGGGCGGACGGGTTGTGGGCGGTGCCCTGCCGGTGGGAGGTGAGCATCCCGCCCTTGCGCTTGGCCTGCGGGTCGAGGTCGAGGCGCTTGATCGCGTTCGCGGCGTCCTTGGTGGTGGCGTCGGCGCCGTGGTCGCGGAGCATCGCAGCGAACTGCCGCTGCGTCTCCTCCGCCACGAGCTTGTTGATCTCGGTGCCGTCGCCCTGCTGCTGCGTGGCGTAGGCGTCCATGTGGTCCGCGAGGGTGTCCGGCGTCGCGAGGATCTCCTTACGCGCCGCAGGGTCGTGGAGCTGCTCGCGAAGCTCCTCGCTGTTGCGCGGTACGGCGATCTTGGTCGGTGTGGCCACAGTTGCCTCCTTCAGGCCGTCGCCGCGCTGGACGACGTGTCGGGCTCGATCAGATGGGAGACGAGCGCCGACCAGCCGTCGGTGTCGTCGGGGATGAGGGCGGCGACCATCGCCGTCCAGTCGTCAGCGGGCTCCGGCTGGGTGCTGGGCTCCGCGGGTTCGGCAGGTTCGATGGGCTCGAGCTCGGCGGCAGGCTCGGGCTCGGCCGGGACTTCCGGCTCCAGTACCGGCTCCGGCTCGACAACGGGCTCGGCAGCCGGGGACTGAACCGCGGCCCGCAGCCGCGCCATGGTGTCCTCGTCGAGGGCGTCCGCGATGCTGATGACCAGCGTCGGCTCCGCAGCCTCGGGCGCGGACTTCGGCGTCTCAGGCTTCGCGGGCCCTTGGTAGCCATACGCCGCAAGGTCGAACTGCCGCATCGCGGGCTCGGCTTCGTCGGGTGCCGCCTGCTGCTTACGCGCGGGCAGCATCTCGTCGGCCAGCCCGGCTTCGACTGCTTCCTCAGCGGTGAACCAAGACTCTGCGCGCATCTGGGTTCGCCACTCGTCGCGGGTCCCGCCAGCCTTCGAGGCGTAGGCGTCCGCGATGTTGCCGCTGATCTTGTCGAGGAGCGCGGCCATGTCGCTCATGTCCTGCGCGTTGCCCAGGCATACCCCGGACGCGTCATGAACCATGATCATCGCCTGGGGTTGAATCACCACGCGGTCGCCCGCCATGGCGATCACGGAAGCGATGCTCGCCGCGATGCCGTCCACCTGCACCGTGACGTCGGCCGGGTGGGCGCGGAGGGCATTAGCCAGAGCAATCCCCTCGAAAACCGAACCACCAGGGCTGGAGACGCGCACCCGAAGCTTTGGCGAGGTGACTGCCGCCAACTCGGCGATGAAGTCCTCAGCGAGCGTCCCCCACCCGCCAATCTCGTCGTACAAGAACAGCTCCGCCTCATCGGCGGCGACGTTCCTGAACTGGTACCAGGGTTGGTCGCTCCGGGCCTGCGCGCGCAGGCCCGGGATGCGGTCGGGCGGGTCAATGAACGGCATCGGGTGTGGCCCCCTTTCTGGCCGTGAGGTAGGCCACGGCGGCAAGCAGCCGCTTCGGGTCGTCCTGGAAGTTGCCGAGCGCGGTGTTACAGGCGTGGCAGAGAAGGCCCCGGATGCACTTGCCGCAGGTCTTCCGCGACGTCGGGCAGCAAGAGTGGTCGTGGTCGACGTGGAACCGGCTGGTTCGGATGTCCGTCGGGGCGTCGACTCGGCAGATGGCGCATGCACCGTCCTGCTCGGCGAGCATGGCTTTGTACGCCTCTAGTGACAGCCGGTACTTCGCCCACAGGTAGCCGCGAAGCGACAGGTCGGGGTCGTCCTTTCGGCGCTGCGCCTGAGCCTCGGCGCACCCCTTCAGGCACGCCTCGCACGCGGCTTCCCCGGCGTACTTATGGGCGTGGAATCCAGCCCGCGTCCCGGTCCTACCGTTCGGGTATTTGGCCGTCGGGCGAGCGCAGATCGAATCCCAATCGTGCGCCTCGGCTGCCTCTCGGCATTCCTGGCACGGCCACTGCCCGGCCGCCACATGCGCGACGTGTCCCGCAAGGGTCCCCTTACATCCGTTCGGGTACTCAGGCGTGGGGGTCAGGCAAGCCCTTGTAGTGGTCCTGCGTAGGCGGGCACGCTCAGCCGCGCGCTTCTGCTCCCGCTCCAGGAAGACAGAGCTGAGACTGGCCTTACGGGCTGCCGTCTTCGCGGAGTGGGCGGCAGTGCACAGGGTGCACGCCTCCTCGTCTGCGGCACGGTGGGCGTGGTAGCCAGCCGACGTGCCGGTACGGCCCTGCGGGAAGCGCTTCGTTGCCTGCGTGCAGGCAGGGGTAACCTGGGTCATGTCGATCTCCTCAGCAGATCGGCCACGCCCCGGGAGTGTTGGTAGCACTCGCCGGGGTCCATTGTTGTTACGGCTGATTCTACCGTTTCCGCAGGTCAACCACCTTGCAGAACAGGCAAGTTGAGGCGTTACCAGGAGGGCGTTCACTCGACGCCTCCCGTCGTGTCCCACGTCGCCACGACAGTCCCGCGGCAGCGAATCCCGCCCTGGCACAGCCGGTACGGTCCGGCGCCGTACGCGGCACGCACCGCGTCCAGGTCGGCGAACTGGGTCCCGTCAATCTCCGAGCAGGGCGTGCACCGGTTCGCGTCGTTGACTTCGCTGGCCGTGTACGTTGCGGTCGGCGCGGCCTCCAGCGTCGCCACTCGGCCGAGGTTCGTGGCCCGGTGCAGCGCCCCACCGAGCTGGTCCAACTTGAGGCG